ATTAGCACCACCACCAAGAGCAATACCAAAATTAGTAGTAGGAGCAGCAGCAAGCCAAGAACTATAGTCATTCAAAGCAAAAAAGCCAATAGAGCCAGCAGCCATACCACTAAGGTCTTTGGGAGCAGAAGCACCGCCATTAAGAGCAGCAGAACTTTTTACAATTAAAAGTTGTTTCATAATTATTACTTAATTTATTTATTGATTACCTTCATTACGATAATTATTCCTTACATTTTCACGTTGTTGAGCTTGTTCAGCTTCTTGAGAAGATTGTAAAGAACCATTAACAGCGACACGATATAAATCAACTGCGTGTTTAACAATATCTTCGTGCATTGATTCAGGAAGATCACAATTAACACTCTGACCTTCAGAAATATCTTCAACAAACTTAACCTTTGCAGGATATTGTACTGTACTAATGCGCAATTGTTTAGGAACTAAATTAATAGACTTTCCGCCAATAACTTCAATAATAGGAGTACTTCCAGCTTTAAACTTATCTATATATAACTCTGTTGTAAAGTTTTTATAAACAGTAGCAATAGGACTTCTCCAACGATTTTTAAGAATAAAATCATTTAAAGTATCAGCAAGATATGCATCATCAATAATTCTAATAGGATACCAATTAGTAACAAGGTTATCTGTCGTATTTGTATAATTTATACTCATATCAACAAGAAACATAGGTTTACCAAAAACACTATCTGAAATGTTAGCTTCATTGGTTCCTGTATGTTTGATAAGTCCAGACAAACGCCTTGTAGAATCGTAAGTGAAATTAGTTCCAATAGTAATATTAACCTCTTCAACTTTATACAATGTTCTTAAGGCATTTATCTGACCTATCTTAGAATTATCAGTAATTACTCTATCATTAGTAACACCAATATTTTCACGAAGTAGCTGATTTACCGTATCCGTAATAGACGTGTTAAGAACAATGTCTATCTGTTCTGGAAGGATAGCACGAACATTCTGCATACCCATTTGTTGAGCATACTGACGAAAGTTTATGTGCATATCAGCTATATCCATAATCGTATCTCTTTAAATAAGTTTTAATTTATTTTCGTAAGCAGACTTAACACTAGCATTATTAGGATTATTGAAATAAGCCACAGCTTCATTCATATTACTTCCTATAAATGTGCCATCTGCTGTAGAAATTTGTTGGTTATATTCAGACCTAACAAGTTCACCTCGCATAATCAATACTTCGATAAATGCTTTAGTAATGATAGTCTTATCGCTTACAATCTTATTGAACTTATCAGGATTCTCATTAACATAATTAATAAGAATGTTCTCTTTTTCATCCTTAGACTTAGTAATAGCTTCTGAAAGAACCATACTCTGAAGTTTAGCAACTTGAACAAACACAGCATTAAACTTATCGTTAGTACCACAAAGTTCTACGAAATGCTTCATTGCGTGCTTCTTCTCTTCTACCAACTTCTTCTGACGTTGAGCCTCTTTAGCCTCATCCTTAATATAGAACCTAATCGTAGGGTCTTCATTAATCAAAGCCATATCTTTAGCAACATCACGATACAAAAGACAATGACGATACATAAGATATTCCTCAAGATTTTCAGGATGACCATAAAGATATTTAGTACCTTCAAGACTATTAAGAGCATCAATCTTTTTCTTCAAAGCTTCTTTAATAGCACTAGGATTAGCTCTATCTACTTTATCATATTCAGCATTAATAGCATCTTCTTTCTTAGAAATAGCAATATAATCCTTCTTATGATTGTAAACAAAACTAGTATTAAGAGTAGCATTCTCATTATTCACGTTCATCTGAATATTTGAAAGATATGCTTTAACTCTAGTAATAAACTCAGGATTAGATGGAGATAAACCTATTAGCTGAGGAAAGTAAGCATCAACCTCACCTTTATTAGAAGAAAGAATACGACAAGACGTAACTGAACTACCAATAACTTCATGTCTTTGACCAAGAACTTTCATATTCATCTTACGATAAGCAGAATAGTTCTTAACAAGAGAAATAGTAACAGAACGCTTATCAGTATAAGGGGCTTCTAATTCCTCATTATTTTCAATTTGAGGAGCAGGAGTTTTAACCTGACCCTCATTACCATTCTCTGAATCTTGAGTTGGCGTATTATTATTATTCTTAATTTCGATAGCCATAATTCTTTGAGTTTAATTATTATAAATTAGAGTACGCACTTCAACTGCATGAACTTAGTATTATTGTTCACTTGCAGACCATAACTATTCTTAATATGATACTTAGAATGGTCAACTTCCGTAGAAAGAGAGTTAGCAGGAACAGTACCCCAAGATGCAGGAATAGGAGTAAGACCCTTTTCAACACCTACAAGATAAATCTGACCCTTCTGACGAACCTTACGAACGTTACGAACACCATTATAAATAGACATATCAAGAAGGAATGCTTGGTGAGAACTCATAGGTTTACCTGTACGAGGATGAATATTACCATTCAAACGGTCGTTTTCTGCAATAGTACCCTTATCACACCAAGGCAGATGTTGAAGAGTAATAATATGATTATCGGGTGTCTTATAACGACGGAAATACTTACCGTAAGAAAGACCACCATCAAAGTCTTCAATCATCTTATCACCAAGAGGAGTAGCAAAACCTTCACCTTTAGCATCCTCACGAATAGCCATATCGAAATCCTCCATAAAGCCCTTACCACACATAACTACAACTTCCATTGAGCCTGTATCAGTATCCTTATCAAGAATATCACCAAATGTACGATTCAATTTAGCAAGAGGAAGATACTCACCATAAGTATCATAATTACTCTCACGACAAATCTCAATCATACCTGACGTATGAGGAATAGGTTGACCATTATCTGGGTCAATAAGAGTAATATCACCACTCTCTGTACGGTTGTACTCAGCAAACCAAAGACGCTCTTCTTCAGTAACACGATTAATAATATTGAACTGACGCATCTCTTCATTAATCCACAGATTTGTAGTACCACCACCTGCGGTCTTAAATTCATAAGTTACAACCTGATTAGAAATGTTACCAGCAATTTCCTTAGTATAACGATGATACTCAAGTTGAGAAGTCATCTTACCAGGTCCCATAACATTACTACGATTACCTTTAGAATAAGAAGCAGGAATCGTAGGAGCAGTCATACTCCAATATTTACCTTTAGCAAGATTATCAAGGGCAACGTAAATATTAGGATTAGGTGTTGTAAGCTTAAGAGTATAAACAAAACCTCCATGAGTACCAGGACCCTTATCCTTCATAATACGAACCTGAGTGTGTCCATCAGGAGCAATCAAACCATATTGCTCAATAAGCCAATGAGTTTCATATTCAACATCAAACATAGCACCACCCTTACCAGGAGTAGTATTAGTTGTGTCAAAATAAACAACAGCATCGCTAAACTTCATACGACCCATAGTCTTCCAAGTCCATTGGTCACTATCGATATCAACAACACCTGCATTACCTTGACCTTCAGTAAGTACAGTAAGAGGAAATCTATCATCATCCATACCAAACGTATAAGTAAGGATTTGATTAATTTCAGCAGGCTTGGAAATCATAAGATTGGCAATGGTTTCTTCATTAGAATAACCACGGTCGTCAAAAGCACCACGAGAAATTTCTTTAAGTTTGTACATGATTACTAAATTTTATAAAACAATAACTTAATGAGATTAATCAAACAATATATCGTTTTGGTTACCTTTATTATCAGGCTTATTAATCTTAATAGTTCTAGTAGAACGTTGTTGCTTAGATTTAATTACAAGTTTACGAACTTCATGTTCTTTAATTGCCATGTCAACTAAATCTTTATAAGTACCACCAGTAAACATTAACCAAGCGTCGAGAAGTTCTTTATTAAGAAGTTCTTCATCAGTAAGTTTGTCTAAATCTCTTTGATAACCAGTAACTTTGTTACCATTAGCGTCAACCTCTTTTGCTTTATAAAGGTAATCATAAAAATCGTCAGGTGTATAATTAATTTTCTGACCATTTACTTCTTTCGTGAAACTTTCAGGAATTTTATACCCAGCAATATTTCTGCTACTAATAACATTATTAACTTTCTCCCAATATGCACGAACAGCATCTTCTTCAGCTTTACGTGCAGCGGCTGCGTCATTTGTAATTTTTTCACGAACAGCCTTATCTTTTTCTTGAAGAGCAACAAGCTGATTTACAGCTTCATCGTAAAGCCCTCCACTATCTTTAAGATACTTAATATAAGCATCACTAATATTTAATCCAAATTCAGCACTTGCAACACGAATAATTTGTTCTTGCTGATTTTGATTATCCTTATCTACAGTAATATTACTTCTATCAGGAATTTGACCAAATCCTCTAGGATTACCACCGTTTACAGTAATATAATCAACAAATTGTTTTACAATAGGATTATCTTGATAGAATTTATTAATAGTTGCTTGACGAGTTTCTTCACTCTTAAGTTCAGTTACAGCGTTGATATAAGCTTTAAGTCCTTCCTTATCGTTACTAAACTCAATCTTATTTCCTTTTTCGTCATTAACTTCAATACCTACAGCTTCGATAATATCTTCAACAGAAGCTCCTTCTAAAGTATTATCATCTGTTTGTTCATTTTCATCAAGCCAACCTTGAACATCAGCAGCCGCCTTAAAGATTTTACCATCTTTATCTACAATATCTCCGTTATCAGCTACAGTATAAGTTTGACCTTCAAACTCAACTTCAGTACCTGGCTCTAGCCCCCCCGTAGAAGAATCTGTGGATTTGGGTTCAGTTGGAGTAGTAGGCTCACTAGGTGTAGTAGGTTCATTAGGAGTTGCTGGAGTTGTTGGTTCAACTGGAGGATTATTACCATCTTTATTTGTTATATCAGCGTCACCAGGCTTAGGCGCGTTACCTGTAATATCAGGAACGTTAGCAGGAGGTGTAGCTCCACCAGCAGGAGTTCCATTCACACCATCACCAAAATCAATATTCATTTCTGCCATAGCATAACTTTTTTAATTGTTAATAATATAAAATTACCTCTATTTGTTGCAAAGGTAATACTTTTATTTGAATTATACAATACTTCAATACTTATTTTATTATTATTAACATTTGATATAATACTATTATTAATGTATATATAATAACTACTGTTATATTCAACATCACCATTAACAATTCTTTCTACGGGGCGGCTAAAACTAAATTTCTATTTATCAAAAATTTTAGTTGTTTAACGTAAAATTAGCTTGATGATAATTATAAAAATTTTAAAACTATAAACTAATCGTCTATGTATTTTAAAGCGTCTGAAATTTAAAATTAAAATATAAAAATTCCCACTAATAGATTTATTATCTACAGTGGGAATTGAAGTAACTTGGGAATGCAATAGTTACTTAGATTTAATCTTTCTATTTGCTAACATACGTTTAATTTCAGGATTTGCACTCATTTCTTTAAGAGCTTGAATAACTTCTTTACGAGATTTACCTGTAGCATGAGCAATTTGATTAATAATCATATCTTTGTTCATAATAATAAAATTTTAAAAATTAATACTATAAACAAACCAAGTGCCAAATTTGTTATTATTATTTAATTAATGCCATTTACTAGCATTTCTTGCAAAATTAGCTTTCTTAACTAAACTAGGAGAATAATCTTCTTTATTTCTGAGTACTCTACTAGCAAACTCTTGTATGCCCATTCCGTGTTTAGTTGCAGCTGCTGTAAAAGTACCACGTTTAGAAGGTTTAATATAAATACCACCTTCTTTACGTTTAGGTCTAACTGTAACAGCAGGAAGAATTCCGCCTTGTAATATATTATCTAATATTGGAAGTCTACCATAAATATCTGTAACTCTAAATCCTTCATCTTCTGCATCTCCTGCATATTCTAAAGTTCTTCTAACATTCCAATTATTCCTAATTTGGTCAGGACTAAGTTGATACGTCCAACGTTGTAAAGCTGAAGGATTATTTCTCCATGTACCTCCAACAATATTTCCATTACGACCACTATATAAACTTTCATCACTAAAAGTAGGATGTGTTGGAAGTTTATATGTATCTGGAAAATGGGCACCAGTTTTATCAATTAATATAGCATTAGCTGCTTTTGGATTACTATTATAAAAGCCTTTATAATCATAATCATCTTGTTCTAATTCTTTTTTAGATATACCCCATTTTTTAGCTAAAGCGTTAACCCAAGTATCATATTTAGAACTAGGCATGGATTGTGTATTGCGATTAGAAGAAACATTTAAAGAAGGAACATATCCAGCACCACCTGTAGTATTATAAATAATTCTACCTCTATCTTCTAACCTTCTTCTAGGTTTTTCTGTATAATTAGGATGTGGCATAATTATATAATCATTATTAAGTATCCAACAAGTAAACCAATAACACCGCTAATAATATCTAATAGTTCAAAACTATGTTCTTTTTTAGAACTATCATATATTTCTTTACATATTATTACAAATACAGTAATAAAAGCAGCAATAATATATTTTGAATTAATATCAATAGACTTAATTAAATTTAAAAGTTTAAAACTAATCTCAAATATAATAAGAGATATTGTAAAATGAAGTAACTTATCATTAGGAATTTTACCTAAAACGCCTAATAGTTTTTCTATAATTTTATTCATAACACTATTGTTTATCATATTTGTTCTTATTTGTTTTAGCAATCTTTAATTGATTATCCATTTGTTCTCTTTTAACTTCTCTATCTGCAGCAGCATTATACATATCTCCAGCAAACTTTTCTCTATCTAATTGAAGTTTCTGTTGAGCAAGATTAGTTTTATTAGCCTCTGCTTCTTGAGCAAGTCTAGCTTTAAGACCACTATCGTCAGGAGTAGCTGTAAGCATACTCATATCAACATCAATATACTTAAGTTGCATTTCATAAGCATATTTAAGTTCAAGAAGTCTAGCATCAACTTCACCTTGAGCTTGTATCTCTTGGAGTTTAGCTTGTATCTCTTCTTGCTTTAATTGTTGCTCCATTTGTTGCATTGCTTCTTCATGTTGACGTTTAATCTGCATATACTTTTCAACATTTTCTTTAATAGCAGCAACATTATCACCCGTAATTGCAGATATAGCAGCTTCAAGGTCACCATTTTGTGCAGCACTAAATGCCCAATCTTTAAGCTGTTTAAGCTTATCAAGTTCTTTTTGCTCATTACGAACAGTAGTAGATAAATCAGAATTAATATAACTATTTACATCGAGGCTTAAAGTTCTACGACGACGTTGGTCATCAATAAATGTAGTTTGTAGTCCATCTATAAAAGCTAGTTTAGCAAAATCCAAATCTCTATCATAATCAGCCCTACGCATTTCATCAAACATTTGGAAAATAATAACACTGCCCATAGATGAACGAGCAACAGCTTCTTGAGTAACAGAAGCTCCAGCAGATTGAGCTATATCTCCATAACGTTGCATATTCATATCAACTATCTCACGAGCTTCCATTTTAATAGCTTCTATAAGATTAGTTAATTGAGTAATATAATCTCCCATCTGAGCATTAAGAAGTCTAACCTGTTGCATACGAGTTCCGGCAGTATCTTCTTCATCATCAACAAAAAGAACTCCATCAGCAGCCATTTTATATATTTTGTCTTCAGTATCACTCTGAACCAAAGATTGTGGTAATAACAAAATTAGCATTTTATTTTTTGCAATAACCATCTCTCTATGATATATAAAAATATTACGCATTATTTGAAATGGAGTAATAAGCTTGATAATGCTAAACTTACCCATAAGAGGAAGAACTTCCATAATCCCATTATAAGGAAGTTTACCGTTACGTTGATAAGCTATAGGTCTAGCTTTAATAGGATAAATACCATAATTACGTCCGCCAATACGGTAACCTTCATATACTTGAGGTTCATATTTCCACTCAATACTAATATCTCCTAAAGCAGCGTTAAAAGTATAATCTTCTTCAACAACCATTTGTTCTTCTAAACCTACCTCATTTATACGAGTAAGAATACCTCTTTTAGCTTCACCACGCCAAACAACGTGCCAAACTTCATAGAGAGTCGTATTAACGTCATGTACTCTAACAGGTTCTTTTCTAAAAAGATTTCTTTCTGCATCAGTAAATTTTTCACAATATTCTGGATATCTTTCAAAATATTGGTCGTATCTAAGAAGTATAGGAGCTGAAGTACTATTTCTAGACTGAGCATAAAAATCTTGAAGATATTTTCTATCTTTTTCTTCAAGAACATCATCAAATGTATCTATTATTTGTTGATAAGACATCATCATTCTTCTAGCAAACATATCATGGTCTTCAACAAGATAATTTTCATTAGGAATAGGAAACGCTTCATTTACAGGAACACATTCTTTAATAATACTTTCTCCACGAATATCTGCATAAGTATAACATTCTCCTAAAGCACACCAATTAAAGAAGGCACTAAGATATATAATAGTATCCTTAGTTATAGACCTAATATAATCTAATACATCTTGACCTTGTTTGCTATAATCATCTATGTAATTTTCATTAAAATCTTTAACAAAAGTTTCCATATCAGGCATAGCATCCTGAGGATTAACACTCTCAGCAGGTTGACCGTTAGCTTCAGCTTCTTGAGTAAGTTGTTGAAGATTACGTTCAAATTCTTGCATAAAAGCTTGCTCACAAAGACGACTAACTTCTTGTTTAAGTTTAGCATTTTTTGCAAGAACAACTTCAGGATTATTTGCTCCTACAGTAAATTCATGAATACCCTTATAATATTCTGACACATATCTTCTAATAATATCAGACATAATATCAAAATTACGCATAGTAGCAGGAAAGCGAGTATATTTCTCCTTACTAGCATTATAAGGATTAAGAGTCTTTTTATAAAAGTCATTAGGAATATCTCCACGAAGAATCGACAACTTAACATCAGTATCGGTTCTATCGTTACAAGCTACTCCAGCAGCGATAACATAATCAATAGAGTTAGCATACCAAGAAGCTTTGGATTTCTCAGCGGCACTAACTCTTTGAACAGGAAAATGATTAAAACCACCTAAAATTTGAGTATCCATATTTTAAAACCAATCACGTTTAAGAATATTATTACTAGGATTTTCTTTATCTATCTTTTTATGTCTTTGAAGTTCTTTCTCTGCATTAACATCCATTTGACGCCATTGCAATGCACGAATAATCATTTCAGACACTCTATCAAAGTTACCTTGAGGATTAAATTTTTTAAGCTCAAGAATAGTTTGATAATCGTATATTGTATGAAAAACTCTTTTAGGACGACCTAATTCATCTTTACCTATTTCAGCATAAAGCATTTCTTTAAGCAGTCGTAATCCTTCAAGTTTCTTTGTAGCACCACCTGAGTCACCTCCCATATTAATACCATAACTAGCAGTAACCTTGCCTTTAAGAGAAGTGTCCCAAATTTCAACTGGGTCTTTCATAAGATATTTAAGAGCGTGCCATTTAGTAAAATTACTAACAGTTTCGCCACGATTAACCTCAACACCAGTTGTTCCAATACAATTATAATATCTCGCTAACATATAACACACTCTATCAGCTTCTTCAAGTTTTTCTGGACGACCGTAATAAGCACAAACCAAAGCTGTTTTAAAACCATTATAAACAGTAGGATTCATCCAAACTTTAATACTATTATGAGAATGTCTATTTGTAATAGCGTTCTTTTCTTTATTAACACCTACAGGGTCATAACTAATAGAATAATATCCAGGAGGAATACCTCTAACCATAGCACCTGTCTTTGGGTCTTTATATTCTATATTAACTGGATTAAACCATTTTCTAATACAACCATGAGGATGTTCATTTCCATTACGTGGAACTCCTCTAATCCAATCAAAAAAGTCCACATTATATTTACCGCCTTCAGCTTCTATTCTAGCGTTAGTTTTAAATATAACTTTATTTATATTATCAGTATCTTCAAATAACCAACCATCTACATAAAATTTAAAACTATTATCGCTACGAAGTCTTTCTTCCCACGTAAGAAGTTCTTCACTACTAAAAAGATTTTCTGTTGCAGAACTAAAAGATTCGCTTGGCATATTTGCATATTGACCAAGATAATTAATATATTCTGCAAAAGTTTTAGCATCTCTTTTCTTAGCTTCTCTTTCATTAAAAGCAATACGCAACGCTATTTCAAGATTAGAATTACCATCTTTATCCATAGCTTCCATATCACCTATACGACCTTGAAGACCCCAGCAATAAGGTTTAAAATATCCACAAACTTCATCTCTACAATCTTTATCCCAAACATTCTCAAAAGGCATAGCCTTAATAGCTTTTGGATTCATAAAGTTTGCTTCAAATACTTGCATATTACCACTAGTAGCAGTTCCCCAACTCATCATAGTACCTGTAACAAAACTACCAGTTCTCATAGCAGGTTCTGTTACAGAAACATATTCATCAAAATTTTCCATAGTTGAAACTTCTTCGGTCTTAACTTTAACAGCATCTTTACCGATAGCACAATCAGGATTATTCATAGCAGAAACACTAAATAGACCACTATTCCAACTATCAGGAGAAACAGTACCGTTAGGTAGCTTAAAACCTAGCATAAAGTTCTCTTTATCAGAAGTAAGAATACCTCTTACAAAAGGAGTTTTAGTTTCATAAAATCTAAGATTATTTAAAGTAAAGTCAGTAAGTCCACCTTTAGCTGTTAGATATTTCTTATCAGCAGCTACGTGAATAACAGTTTTGTGATGATTGAGGTTTACATCATTTGCACTGTCAGATGCCATAATATAAGAAAAACCTCCACGACGAGTTTTGTCTATTATTAAATGAAAACCATTTCTAACAGCAAAATCCATAACCATGAAAGTCCAAAATTGAGCATCTATAAAACGAGGAAAAGAATATATTTTTCTACCTGTAGCTTTTTTATCTGTAACTTTAATACTACTTTCATCAAGACGTTCCATCATAGTATAATTAAGATAATTATACATACTACCAGAAATCCAAAGGTCTTGAAGGGTACCATTATGAAGCAAACATTTAGCACTATAACCGTGACGTCTTCTATATTCTTCTCTTTTACGAAATTGCCTATGAGGAATAGTATCTTGTTTAAGAAATGTATAAGTTTTATTTGCAAGATAAAAATCAGCCATTTCTGTAAACAAATAAGTATTCACAAACTTATCATTAGGATTAATATTCATAAGAAAACCACCTGAATCTCCAATAAGAAAACAATCATTAGGGTCGTCATACCCAGCGTCTTTAGCATGGGTATAACGACTCTTATCTTCATTAATATATTGAAGAAATGGATAATCTCTTATATAATTCTCAACATTAACTTCCATTTAAATAAGTTTAACATCTTTTATAGAAATAGGTTCATAAACTCTTACTTGCCAACATCCATTTATGTAATTATTCATTTTAGGATGTTCAAATGGATTGTATTCAACTTGAAGAACTACATCTCCATAACAAGCGGCTTCTTCCTTATCAACAGCAAGATAAGTACATCTAGACAATTCTTCACCTGTAATAGGACTTATTCTCCTGCCAAAAAGTATACCTTCTTTTTGAATAGTATCCCAAATTTCTTTATTAGTTCCATGATAAAATATCATAACTATAATATACTTATAATTAATAAAATAATAGCACCTATTCCAATACCTCCTGCTACATTTCTTTGTTTCTTAATCTTTTCCACACGTCTATTATAATCTTGCTCGTTATTATAAATCCTAAGCTTAAGACCATCAATGGCGATAGAATCGTTAGTAACAATAGTCCTAAGATGTTCATTAATAGCTTTTTCATATTCAAGTTCAATTAATTTACTATTTGCTTTACGTAAATCATCATAAGATATAAGTATTGAATCGTGAATAATAGAGTCTTGCTTTAGCCCCCCCGTAGAAGAATTTGCAGCAACACTACTTATTAATAAGTTCGTAGAACAACTTAGCAGTACTATCATTATCAAGTGTCTGAACCTCAATAACTTTTGCATTTTTAATAGAATCTAAATTATTAACTTTAATTTTAATACTATCATTAACTTTAACAAGAGAGTCAGCTTTCACAATTTCTTCTACGGGGCGGGTAGAATTATTATTCCTACTCCCAAAGAAATAACCTGCACCAAAAACAAAACAAATGCATATTAAAAGAGTAAGTCCTCTTTCAAAAGCTTTAAGTCCTTCTTTTTCCCAATATTCCATTATAAGTCCTCCTCATTAATTAATGTATAAGTAAATTTATCCCCATAAATATTAGCACTCTTTTCAACTAATCTCATAAGAGCATTAAAATCTAGAGCTTTAGCTAATACTTGGCATCCATAAGACCACCCATCAACAAGAGTACTATTTTCTCCAGCTTTATGAATATTAATTCCAAATATTCCTTTATCTATATAAAGTGGATTTAAATCAAAAACATCATCTTTATTGCCATCACGATAGACAGGAACTGCTTTATATTGACACAAAGCCTTATATTTTCCTTTATGATAACCTATTTTCCAAGCACCACGATATTGACCTTCTTTAAGTATTGCAGTACCTTTAATTTGTGTAGGGTGTTCCATAGCTTTTTTACCAGGAAGTGTAGTACAAGGAAATATTCTTTTAACGTTTTGCTCTGTTGTTGTATTATAAATAATAACAAGACAATCATCAAAACGATTTGTTACTTTATTTCCTTTATGACGAACTCCAATTATGTTAAGATTATACTCTCCTTTAGTAAAGAAAGCATAACCTTTATGAGCAAATATATCTTGAAAATTTGCATTAGCACATTTATTAGCGAGAGTTGTTTCAATCATTGTTTAAAATTGTAATTCAAGTTGTTTATTACTATTTTTATTTTCTGCTTTTAAAGCCATATATCTATCTTTAAGCATAGCTAAAGCTTCTTTACGACGATAATCAATTCGATACCATTTAACTGTATCAGGTTTACTAGGGTCTACATGATAACCATCGACATCTCTAAAAGGTTGACCGTATCTATTAAGTTTCCAAGCATTTCCTATGTGGCAAAGTCCAAGACCAGTACAAGGAATACCTAAAATCATTTCAACTCCTATAGCATAAAGAGATAATTGCATAGTATAATGATTACCATTACAATCTTGCATATGACTTAAAGGAGGAAGCATACGTCTATCAGTAGAAACCCATTCATTTGTAAGTTGATTAGGAATAGTGGTTTTATCTTTTTTATAATAACCACTTTCAAATTTTAATCCATCACGATTTGTTTTCCAATCTAGAATAACAAAATCAGTATCACGAATACAAAGAATATCAATAGTTCCGCTGATAAGATAGTCCATAAGGAATAATGCGATTTCTGAATAGATGGTATATCCTCTTCTAATATAGAAATCAAAGACTCTATAAATCTCATCATATTTATTTTCTGTAGCTTCTTTAAAACGTTCAATATCTAGAGGTTTTGGAATAAGATTTGGAATATCAGCAACTGTAACACAACGACCAGATTCTACCATAGTAAGATATTTAATAGCATCTTTAAATTGACTAACATCCTTTATGGCATCTTCTATACCATTATGTTTATTAGTTCCTCTTTCACAGGCTTCAGTTTTTATCTTATCCCATTCTTTAAGAATTTGTTTTTCAGTTTTACCTTGTTCTTTAGCTTTAAT